AGTATAAGTATATCAGGCTTAGTAGCTTTAACTACAGCCTCAACCCAACTAAGATCTTTACCTGTAGAATCCTTAATATGTATGTTAGGGTTGACCTTATCGTAGCGCAGTGCCGCCTTAGATGGGTTAACTTTTATCTCTTCCATTGACATGGTAGTAGCGGCTGATAAGTACCTTGCTCCGACCCTATTTGCGGCCTCTTCATTGCATAAAACAACACACTTAGCACCCTGCTCTGCAAAGCCTTTTGGAGAAGCAATGATAGAAGCGTGGAAGCTAGTCTTGCCAGTGTTTGGTCTAGCCCCTACTATTATAAAGTGACCCTCACTGACACCCTCAACATTACGTCTTAGGCTAGATATATTAAACTTCCATTGGGTCTCAGTTTCGTTGGATTTTAATAGTGTTTCTATACTCATATCTTCAAAATCAATTTTTAAATTAGGTGTAAAATTATCTTGGTAACTATTAATAATTTGACGCAGAGGCTCTAAACTGTTCTGTGTGCCATTAACAAGATCATACCCAAGGTTAGCAACTTCCTCTCCTACAACTTGCTGAAACAACCTAGCTATAACATCATTTGCAATATCGTTATTTAATGTACTACTGTTAGCTATCTTCTGAAATATCTTCTTGTACTGTTCCTTGTTTGATGTAGTAAGCGTCTTGTTCGTAGCATAAAATAATGCCTCTAAGTCACCCAACGACAACCCTTCGCCATAAGTTTCCATTGCGTAGTCTAATGTTTGTTTTACTTTCCTAACATCCTTAGTAAATATTTTATCGGGGCATCGTATTCCCTTATGTAATTCATAAAATTCTTTGTTCATTAAAGTTTTTAATAGTGATATTTCTGTCATAGTACCTTTCTTCTTCTTCCTAAAAATGATCCTCTACTATCCCAACCTATCCACCGCATTGGTAAAGGCCAAAGATACCATTTTGTTGATCTGCTTTTACCATCGTTCCACGACTCTTTTACTCTACCCCAAGCACCAATCTGGCACAGCCCTACACAAGCAGGGTAATGTGCCTCTTTTAATGCAGCAGAAGATAGATCGTTGTTTAACCACACAGTATTTTTAATTTGGTCATGTCCTCAAGTTCTCTATACTTTATATCATCCTGTAGTCGCATAGCAATTGTGTCTATGCCTGTCCAAGACACAATCTCTCGTCTATACTGCAAATTCTTGTGTGAGGCATCAGGGTCAAGAGCAACTATAATTTTTGTATATTCTTGTATATATTCATAATGTTTCACAGACAAAGATGTACCAAGAATAGCTATACCTGTGACATTTTGACACACACTACATATAGTGTTGGCACTGATTACATCCTCAACAATAACGGCAACACCGTTTGGCGTTCCCTGACAAGCAATATAAACATTTGCAGCACCCGTGTATCTTAACCACTTTGGTATTCCCCCTACTAATGATCTACCTACGGCATCAATAATTGTGCCATCTTTTCGTATAGGAAACACTGCTCTCCTATCTTTAACGTCATACAATAATTCTACATCTTCTAGACCCCAATTTTTAATAAAGTTAATTAACTTCTTTTCCTTACTTATAGGGACAATGTATTCTGGTATGGTCATAGGAATATTTACGTGGCACGTATCTTCCCAACTACTACTGTCACTATTTTCTTTTAATTTAGTCAGACGATTTTTTATTTCCTGGGCTGACATACCTTCATAAATATTTCCTTTCACAGTACACATAAGTCTAAAACATTGGTAAAGAATAGTGCCATCGTTGTAGCTAATACTAAAAGTATTTTTACCATTGCAAAAGGGGCAGTCTTTCCTGAGACTCTCCCCCTCTAAAATGTTAATATCTTGGATAAAAGATTTTATGCTAACCATTAGCGGCTCGCTTATCCATAGCAGTTACTGCACCCTCACGAGTATTAACTAAATAGTTCTTAACTGATTGTGGATTTTGATGCCCTGTAACTTGCATAATACCAAACGTATCTACATCACTCTCCACCATTTCAGTTACAGCAGTTCTCCTAAAATCCATTGCCCATAACTCTGGTCGGAGGTTTGCTTCTTTTTTTATATCATTAACTAAATATGATATTTCGTATTTAGAAAATTCACGATACCTTCTACCTCGAACAGGGATGCGAGGACATACATACTCTGACACCCCATCAAAGTCTTCCTTCTGATGTTGTAGCATCTTAATTAATTCATCTTTAATAGGTAAATGAACAGATGCCCCTCTCTTTAACTGTTTTATGTTGGCTGTCTTCTCAATAAAATTTATGTTTGACCACTTTAATTGTCTTATATCTGTTAACCGCTGTCCAAAGTCGTATGCTAGTTGGCACAACAGAGCAATATTTCTATACTTATAGTTTCCATAAGCAGTGTCCAGGAATTTTCTAACTTCATCACGTTCCCACTTAACGTGTCGCACCGCATCTTTTACAGTCGTCAGCCCTGTTAAGGGATTTTTGTCTAATAGCTCGTGTTGCATTGCATATTTTAACACTACAGACAGCACACTCTTACGCATATTAGCAGTACGTGTTCCAACTCGTAACCATTGCTCGTAGGCAAAGACCATATGTTTTAAAGATAAGCGGCTTAACTGCATATCTCCTAACCTACTTTTCCACCCAACAGTTTCGCAAATCTTATTTAATTGACGTATATAATCTTTTTGTGTGTTACTAACTAACTTACAAAATTGAGGTGACTTTTTGTATTGATCCACCATTTCTCTTAAAATCATTTGTCTTTCCTTCTTTTCTTTAATTTAGATTCATAATTAATATGGGTAAGGTAAAAACAACCAACCCAAATACTAACAAACGTACCAATAAAAAGTAATGATACTGCATTTTTTAAAAACCAACTACTGTCCATTATTAAACATATCATCAATGATTAAGTTTAAATCATTTACAATGTTAACATAAAGAATAGCAACCATTATTGCGGCTACAAGTACACTAATTAAAATAAGATTACGCATAAATTTTCTCCTCTCCTGTTCCATTACATTCGGGGCAATCCTCTTCCCCTACATCTTCTAGCTCACTGTAAGTATAGTCTCCTGATGAACGTATTACTTTTATGATAGGAATCCAACCATCACCAAAACAGTTAGGACATTTTGTGTCTGCCCTAGCTTGTGTTTCCTCTTGTTCAAATTCCTTATCAAGAAAGTAAAATGAAATATTAGGTTTAAGTAGCATTTGTTCTCCTTCTATTATGTGATATCCATCATCTCTCTGTGCAGTTCTCTTTGCTCCAGGATTAATAGTCTCTCCTTGATACATCTAACTTGAGCTATCAATGACGCTATTTGTTTTTGATCTTCAGTCATCTTTATCCTCTTTTTCTATTTTAGTTACTAAATAATCAGAAAGTATATCTCTGACCATTTGTTCTCCGTGGGCATAGATATATATACAAACAAACGGATATACATATGCTCCGTGTGGTTTGCGATCTAATTGTACCTGATATCTAATCCATTCTGGTTTAGGAAAGACCATTAGATTCTCCTTTCTCAATTTGTTTTAGCTTGAGTAGATACGCTTGCTTATCATCCAGTGTTTTAAGTAATTGTTTGATTTCATACTCAATGTTCTCTATCTCTCCACACACGCTCATACTCTCATACCTTTCAATAAGTGTGATATAACTGGTATCGTAAAGCCATTACCTACCATTCGATAGCGTTGGGTATTACTAACGTGGGCAGTATAGTTGTCTGGCATACCTTGCAGACGCTCCACTTCTAGTGGCAATAATTTACGCCACATAGGTTTGTCAGCAGTCTCAACTAAAACCTTCGGCTCTAAGTTACCCCCCGATGCGGCACATACTGAGGGTGACTTGCCCTTGCGGTGGTAGACCCTACGATTGTAGCCGTGGCCCTTCAAGTCAGCGTCACCTACATGTGCTAGACCTTCTGGTGAAAACACTAGCTGTCGCCTATGTTTCTCGAAGTAAGACTTTAAGTTACCGCCCTTGAAATAGTTAGCATCAATACAAAATGATTTGTCTCTGTCAGCAGAGTAGCCGTCATCTTCTAGTATGTCCTGTAATACTACGCCCTTATCGTCAGGCAAATCAGACTGAGGTATGTTTGTCCAATAATATCTGACACGATTTTGTGCTGTTAGTAGTGATGAGTTTATCTTAATGGGCTGAACACCTAATGCCTCAGATATAATGTCTTGGTTCTCCTGTTTCATCCTAACATTTTCTAGTAAGAAATATTTAGGCTTAAACTGTTCTAACAATCTAACGTATTCAAAGAACAACGAAGAACGTGTCCCAGGAACTAATCCTTTCTGATGCCCTGCGAATGAGACATCCTGACATGGTGAACCACCTATCAATAGATCAAAAGGATGTTTCTCTAAGTAAGATTCTCTGTACAACTTCTCAGAAAATTCTCTGACATCACCCATCTGCCACACTGTATTGCCCCAATTAGCTTGGGACACTGTGTTAGCATACTTGTCAGTCTCTAAGCTGACATATGTTTTTATTGGGATGTTGTTAGCTCGAAGGGCAAGCATTGCCCCCGAACAGCCATTGAATGGGGCTAATACATTTATACCTTTTTCCATTGTGTTATCCTTCTCCCTCTATAACGTATCTTAACTTAAAATACCCATTGCCATCTACCCATTCAAACCAACCTTCACGCCAGTCAGACGCATTGTAGTCAGTCCAATCTTCAGAACGATCTCTATTAATCTCTCCTAAAACTTGGGTTAAAGTCCAATACAAAAATTTCCCTGTTGTAATGTCCTTTACTTTGTATAAATCAGCCATCAATCCATCCACCCATCATTATATACAGCATCAGGGAAAAACTGTTTGATGTATACCAATGCTTTACCTACTGCTTGGGATGCTGAGACATTACCTTGCACCCATCCACATTGGACTACATTTATATCTTCAGCTATGCGCTTGCCTTTGCGAATGTAAGGTATGCTGATACCCTTACCACCACAACAAGACCCCATATCTTCTGAGCCACGATTTTGCCACGTATCGTACCAGATTTGCTTGGCGGTATCTATCTCTAGCTTTAGCTTCTTCAAGTCTTCCTCTTGATATGCCATAACCTTATTGGGGTTTTTAGTATAGTACTTAGGTGCTAACTTCATAATTCATCTCCTTCCATCTTTTCTATTACTTCGGTGTGGATACTTAGCAACTCTCCTGATCCCACAACCTCTGGTGCATCATCGTTAGCAAAAGCTATTTCTTGTGCCTCTTCCAAAGAGTTTGCATCAACATAATATACATACGTTTCATCACGAAATACTTTATACTTATTCACAACTCATCTCCTTCTATTTGACATTCGTGACACATATAACC